CCGAGGCGCGTGCGCTTCGTGAGCTGCGCGAGCTGAGGGCGTCACGATGGTGAACGAGATTGAGCGCCGTGGTGGTCCGCTGACCGACGAGGAGAAGGGCGCGTTCCTGCGCGCTTACGTCGAGCATCGGTTCAACTTTCGCNCGGCGTGCGAGGCGATCGGTCGTCACTTCACGACGATGTANCGNCACNTCAGGAGCGACGCGAAGTTTCGCGCCGCGTTCGAGGAAGTGCGCGGCGCGCTCGGAGACGTCGCGCTTGCCGAAGCCGTGCGGCGTGCGATCGATGGCATCGAGAAACCGGTCTTCCACAAAGGCGAGCGCGTCGACACCGTGGTCGAATACAGCGACGCGCTTNTGCTCGCGATCTTGCGCGCAACGCGCCCGGAGTTCCGCGATGCCTCGAAGCTCGAGCTATCCGGTCCCGATGGTGGCCCGATCGAGCTGCGCGATGAGGCGCAGATTGCAGCGAAGCTCGCNGCGATTCTGTACGCGGCGAAGCGCCGCATGCTGATGGGCGACACGCCCGACGTGATCGANGGCGAGATCGTCGACGACAAGCCNAGCCTTGAGGACTTGGTGTGATGGCGAGTGCAATCAACGACGCGACGTGGCGTGCGATCGAGTGCTTCAACCGCATCGTTGAGCACGCGTGCGAAGATCTTAGCGATGCTAACGATGCGCTGAAGCTTCTGCGCGCGCATCTCGACGAGCGCATCGAGCAGACGCGTGCGCTTGAGGAGCTACCGCGACTTGAGGACCTGGTGTGATTGACGACCTCTCACCTGCCGAGATCCGCGATCTGCTGCGCTACATGACGCCGGAGGAGCGCGCGTTTGTGGAGCAGGTGCTCGCCGATGATCCGCTACCGTGGCGCCCGCTACCCGGCCCGCAGACTCTCGCGTACTTCAGCGAGGCGGACGTCGTTGGCTACGGTGGCGCGGCCGGTGGCGGCAAGACCGATCTCGCGATCGGCAAGGCGCTCACCATGCATCGCAAGGTCGCGATCTTCCGCGAGCACGCCACCGAGCTGACGCCAGTCTACGATCGCATCAACGAGATCATCGGCCGCAACGACGCGCGAGATCGCTACGGGCGTTACATCCTGCAGCGCTACGACGGTGTGCCGCTGATGATCGAGTTCGGCTCGCTCGCGAATCCCGGCGACGAGACGAAGCACCAAGGNCACCCGAAAGACCTTCTCGTCCTCGAGGAAGCCGCGAACCTGCGCGAATCAGCTGTGCGCTTCTTGATGGGCTGGGTGCGCACCGTCGTCGTCGGGCAGCACGCGCAGACGTTGATGACGTTCAACCCGCCGACCAAGAGCGAGGGCCGATGGATCATCGACTACTTCGCGCCGTGGATCGACAAGCATCACCCAGTACCGGCCGATCCCGGCGAGCTTCGCTGGTTCGTGACGGTCGCAGGCCAGGACCATGAGGTCGCGGACAACCGGCCGCGCGTCGTGGTCGGCGGCCGGCTGACGACCGACTTCGATCGGCGCGAGTATCGCGAGGAGGACATCCTGCTGCCGAAGTCGCGCACGTTCATCCCGGCTCGCGTGTCGGACAACCCGTACCTGCTTGGCACGGCCTACATCGCGACGCTGCAAGCTCTACCCGAACCGTTGAGGTCACAGATGCTGTACGGAGATTTCACCGCCGGACTCAAGGACGACGAATGGCAGGTCATTCCGACCGCGTGGGTCGAGGCCGCGATGCAACGCTGGACGAAGCGCGACCGCAAGACCGAGATGGCGTCGGTCGGCGTCGACGTCGCGCGCGGCGGCGACAACGACACATGCATCGCGCGCCGTCACGTCGACTGGTGGTTCGACGAGCCGCTCACGTATCCCGGCACGAGCACGCCGGACGGCCCACATGTAGCAGGGCTAACTATCGCCGCGGTGCGAGATCGCGCGCCGATCCACATCGACGTTGTCGGCGTCGGCTCGTCACCGTACGACTTCCTCGTGCAAGCGCGGCAGCAGGTGCTCGGCATCAACGGCGCCGAGCGCTGCGACGAGACGGACAAGTCGGGCCGGCTGCGATTCGCGAACGTGCGCTCGCGGGACTGGTGGCGCATGCGCGAAATTCTCGATCCTGAGAGCAACCTCGGCGTCGCGCTGCCGCCGGACAAGCGACTGCTGCGCGAGCTGACCGCGCCGCGCTGGCGGCTGGTCGGCGGCAAGGTGTATGTCGAGTCGCGCGAGGAATTGCTCGATCCGAAGCGCCTCGGCTGGTCGCCGGACCTCGCGTCGGCGTACATCCTCGCGGCCTACGACACGCCGAAGATCCACGAGGTCTTCGCGACTCGGCAGCCCGCCGGTCTCGCGCACGACCCGTACGAGGTCGCGTTCGGCGAGCCCGGCGCCGGCAGCTACGGCGACCACGACCCGTACAGCTAGCGGGCAGGCGGGAAAAAGTGGCTTGACGGGTTAGGACGCGCTTCCTACCGTCAGGGGCATGAAGGGTTTACTGCTCGCGATTGTCCTGCCGGTGCTTCAGGTCCACGAGGTGCCACGGGAGTACGTCGATTTCGTTTGCGCTGTGCGGCAGCTCGAGTGCGGCGCCGTGCCGGCGCCGAAGCTGCGATTCGACACGCTGCCGTACGGCGCGCTCGGCATGTTCCGCTTCGCGGACCCCGATACGGTTTGGCTGCACCTGGGGCTGCGCGACCCGGTCTACGCGCAAGCGATTCTGGCGCACGAGGTATCGCACTACGTCGACTACCGACTCGGCCGCCCGATGGATCGCTGTACGACCGAGGCCGCAGCGTTCCGCGTGTACCACGCGTGGCTTGCGACCCATGGCGGCCTGGCGGACTACGCGCGCTACGACTGGTTCACGACGTACGGGTGCTACCGATGACGCACGAGGCGCAAGCAGTCAGCGGTTTCGCGGTGAGTGGCGCGTCTGCCGTCGCCGCGTTCGTCGAGTGGTCGATGCCCTACGTGCAGTGGAGCGCCGCGCTCGTCGCGATTCTGTCGGGCATCTTCGCGATTGCAGTATCGATCAAGCGATTGAGGAGCAAGTGATGTGTACCGGAGTTGAGCCTGTCGTGCTTGCGTCAATCATCGGCGGCGCCTCGACGGCGGCGTCCGCGCTACTCGCGCCGGACGCCCCGAGAATCCCGGCGCCGAGGCAGACGCAGCCGCAGCGACAGCCGAACGTGAACGCGTTGCGGCGACGCGCGACGCAAGGGCTTGGCACGAGCGACGTGCCGTCGACGGCGCTCACGGCGCCGGCNACCGCGCGCTCGACTCTGCTCGGGCAGTGACATGAGCCGCGAGGCGATCGATCGACAGCTCAAGCGCTGGAACGGGCTGANGCTCGAGCGCTCGTCGTACGATCAGCACTGGGAGGAGCTGGCGCGTTTCTTCATGCCGCGCGCCGGGCGGTTCTTCCGCACGAAGCGCAACACGAAGGGCGGCAAGCAGCACCAGCACATCCTCGACTCGTCAGGCATCCGCTCGATGCGCGTGCTGGCCGCCGGGCTGATGGCGGGCATGACGTCGCCGGCTCGGCCGTGGCTGCGCCTCAAGACGCCGGACGATGACCTGAACGAGTTCCACACCGTCAAGAATTGGACGTCGATCGTCACGCAGCGGATGCTCGACATCTTCGCGGGCTCGAACACGTATCGCGCCCTGCCGATGCTCTACGAGGAGCTGGCCGTGTTCGGTACGGCGCCCGACTTCGTGCTCTCCGACTTCGACTTCGTGATTCATCACACGCCGCTGACGGTTGGCGAGTATGCGATCGCGACCGATGAGCGCGGCATGGTCAACACGCTCTACCGCGAATTCGAGATGACCGTCGCACAGTGTGTCGACGCGTTCGGGCTCGAGAACGTCAGCACCTGGGTGCGCAACCTCTACCAGCANGGCCACGGCTACGACCGCTGGGTGCCGGTGATGCACGTCGTCGAACCGCGGCGCGATCGCGACGTGACAAAGCGCGACGCGCGNAACATGCCGTGGAAGTCGTGCTACTTCGAGATCGGCTCGCACGACGGCAGGTACCTGCGCGAGTCTGGCTTCCGGCGCTTTCCCGCGGTCTGCCCGCGGTGGCACGTGTACAGCGGTGACATCTACGGCTCGTCGCCCGGCATGGAAGCGCTCGGCGACGTGAAGCAGCTGCAGCACCAGCAGCTACGCAAGGGGCAAGGCATCGACTTGCAAACGCAGCCGCCGTTGCAGGTGCCGACCGCGTTGCGTAACCGCGGCGTCGCGGCGCAGCCGGGTGGCATCACGTATGTCGACGCGACAGGCCCNGGTGCGGGCGTGCGCTCGCTCTTCGACGTGCGCATCGACCTACAGTATCTGCTGCAGGACATCATGGACGTACGTCAGCGCATCAGCCGTGCGTTCTANGAAGACCTGTTCCTCATGCTCGCGAACANCGATCGCCGGCANATCACGGCGCGGGAGATCGCNGAGCGTCACGAGGAGAAGCTGCTCATGCTCGGNCCGGTGCTTGAGCGCTTGCACAACGAGCTGCTCGCGCCGCTGATCGACATCACGTTCGATCACATGCTCGAGGCTGGCATTGTTCCCCCTCCCCCGCCCGAACTGCAGGGCATGGAGCTAGAGGTNGAGTTCATCTCGATGCTTGCGCAGGCGCAGCGCGCGGTGGGCATCGCGAGCACTGATCGGCTGCTCGGCACGATTGCGAGCTTCGCGCAGTTCAAGCCCGAGGTGCTCGACAAGATCGATGCCGATCAGGTCGTCGACGTNTACGCCGACATGCTCGGCGTCGATCCGTCGATGATCGTCGGCGACGAGCAAGTCGCGATCATTCGGCAGGAGCGCGCCGCGCAGGAGCAGGCGCTGCTCGCCGCGCAGACGGCGCCCGCGGTGGCGCAGACTGCGAAGACGTTGAGCGAGGTCGACACGTCGCAGCCGAACGCGCTGACGCAGGCATTCGACTTGCTGGGGGCGTGATGCGGATTCCCTATCGGTTCGAAGTACTCGGACGCACGATTCGGGTGACGCGCTCGCGCAAGGTTGACCCCGATGTGTTCGGCGAGTACAGCAACGAGCGCGACACGATCACGATTTATCGCACGGCGCGCACGCCCGAGCTGCAGGCACACACGTTCTGTCACGAGCTGATGCACGTACTCCTCGAGGCCGCCGGCCGCCCCGACCTCAGCGATGATGAGGGGTTCGTCGACACGATGGGCGGGCTGCTACATCAGGCGCTCAGCACGGCCCGGTATCGGGGTGGGAAAAAGTGATTTGACGGCCGGGTTAGCGGTCCATAACTTGGGCAAAGTGGAAATGGATGTCGTCGATCAAGAGGACCAAGAGCGCCGCCGGCAGCAGGAGCTGNNGGACCTCGAATGGGTCATGAGCGACGGCCGCGGGCGCCGCGTCGTGTGGCGGCTCCTCGAGCAAGCCGGCGTGTTTCGGCTCAGCTACACGGGCGACGCGCTGAGCACGGCGTTCNACGAGGGGCAGCGCAATATCGGGCTGCGCTTGATGGCCGATTGCCTCGAGGCGGCGCCTGAGAAGTACACGTTGATGCANACGGAGAACNGTAAGTGAAACAGGGACTGTCGGACTACGAGATTGAGCCCTTCGAGCCGCTCGAGGTTCGCGAGGGTGACGGCGGTGACCAGGGCGGCCAAGGCGACCAGGGCGACGGCGGCCAGGGTGGCGACAGCAAGACGGTGCTCGGCGGCGGTGACGCGCCGAAGGATGCCGGCGGTGCTCCCGAGAGCTACGAGCCATTCAACCTGCCGGAGGGTGTGAAGCTCGAGGGCGAGGATCTCGAAGCTTTCACGGGCTTCGCGAAGGAGCTGAACCTCTCGCAGGAGCAGGCGCAGAAGCTACTCGAGCGTGATCTCGCCGTGCGCAAGAGCATCGAGGAGCGCGTCAACGCCGAGGCGGATGCTGCGATCAAGGGCTGGCTTGAGGCGGCGCGCGCTGACAAGGAGTACGGCGGCGAGAGGTTTGACGCGAACATCGCCGTCGCGCGCAAGGCGCTCGAGGCGTTCGGCACGCCTGAGCTGAAGGCGATGCTCGACTCGAGCGGCCTTGGCAACCACCCGGAAGCGATTCGCTTCATGTATCGCGTCGGCAAGGCGATCAGCGAGGACAAGCTGGTCTTGGGCGACCGGCGGCAGGAGGCGAAACGCTTCTACACCGCCTCGGATCACAACGTGTGAAGGGTTAGTTAGCGCTAACGGAGAAAGCAACCATGAGTCTCATTGCAAATACCCACCCGACGCTGACCGACGTCGTCAAGCGGATGGACCCGGACGGCACGATCGCGCGCATCGTCGAGATGCTTAACCAGAAGAACGCGATCCTCGACGACCTCGTCATGGTCGAAGGCAACCTGCCGACCGGGCATCGCACCACGATCCGCACGGGCATCCCCGAGCCGACGTGGCGCATGATGTACCAGGGCGTCCAGCCGTCGCGCTCGACGACCGTGCAGGTCACGGACTCCATCGGCAACCTCGAGGCGTATGCGGAGGTCGACAAGGATCTCGCGAACCTCAACGGCAACACGGAAGCGTTCCGGTTGAGCGAGGACGCCGCGCACATCGAGGGCATGAACAAGGAGATGGCGGAGACGCTTTTCTACGGAGATGAGCGGCTCGCGCCGGCCGAGTTCACCGGTCTCGCGCCGCGGTTCAACGACTCGACCGCGGAGAACGCGTCGCAGCTGATCAACGCGGGTGGCACCTCGAACCTCACGTCCATCTGGGGCATCGTGTGGGGGCCGAACACGGTCCACGGGCTGTACCCGAAGGGCAGCACGGGCGGNCTCTCGTTCCGCGATCTCGGTGAGGTGACGATCGAGAACATCGACGGCAATGGCGGCCGTATGCAGGCATACAGGTCGCATTACAAGTGGCAGTGCGGCCTGACGGTGCGCGACTGGCGTTACGTCTTCCGCATCTGCAACGTCGACACGACTGGCCTCTTCACCGAGACCAGCGGCGTCCTCGAGAACGCGAAGAAGCTCGTGCGGCTGCTCATCGAGGCGTCCGAGCGGCTCGAAGACACCACGTCGGGTCGTCCGGTGATCTACGCGAACCGTCGCGTCATCACCGCGCTGCGTCTCGGCATCCTCGAGAAGATCGCGACGAACCTGACGTGGGAGACGGTCGCCGGGCGGCGAGTCATCGTCTTCGACGACATCCCGGTGCGCCGCGTCGACGCGCTGCACAACAACGAAACGCAGGTGACGTTCGCCTCCTGATCGGCGGACTACGGTATCACGGAGACAGACACATGAAGCTCGACAAGCGAAGCACTTTCGGACTCGCTGCGGCCATCGGCGGCAGCACGGG